TTAGTTCGAAATAATGTTTTCTACTACAATTCTCAAATCAAGAGCAAGTTTGTAGAATGCTCGCCATCTAATCTTACTGTATGTTTTCTCAGCAATCGGCGGCTGAAACACAAAACTGTACACTCTTTGGTCCGTAATATAATCATGTTCCTTTGTCATGTACCTCGACTCGATCAAGAAGCTTTCCCTCTTAGGCATACGCTTTACAGCTCGTTCTACCCGCTCACAATATTCCTTACGGAATGCAGCCGAATCCACATTATATATAGCGATATTAGCTGTCTGATCGCTAGTAACATTCGTCGGGCTACTGCGCGGCATATCGCTGTACGCCGCTGTCGTGCTTGCCTCACGTTCTTCAACAGTGAGGTACTTATATATCCTGTATTTCTCAAGAGCCGCCTCCACAGCAGCCTGTGTCCGCTTCCGGTCGATCTCCGGTAAAAAACTCTGTTGACCCACCTTGTAATCACCTCATGCTCTGTATTAAGTAAATCCCCCGACCGAAGCCGGGGAGCGTATAAGTGCAGTTGCTTAGAAAGGCAAATCGTCGTCCGAGTTATCTCCACCTGCAGCACTTGCGGCAATCTCAGCGGCTGCGGCTGCTTCTTCATCCAAAGGCAATTCAGCCTGGTTCGGATCATCTTCACGGTTTACCGTTACGCTACCGTCCTGGGCAATGGTCCCTTTAACACCCTCGCGATATTCCGCCTGCTGCTCACGGAATTCGTCTATATCCATTTGGGATTCAGTAATGGTCAGTTCCACATCAGAACCAGCGAGTTTGTAAAATTCAAATGTCTGAGCGGCAGAAGAGTCGCCTTTCACCTCAAAATCCAGAATGGTCTTTTTAGAGTCCTTGGAGGACTTCTTGAATTCGGCTGTCAGCTCCACATCCTCCAGACCTTTAATGCTCAAGACAACTACTTCCCGGGTGAGTTGATTCAGCTCTGGACGATGCTCGTCGTCACCTTTTACATAGAACTGCACAAGTTCCTTTTTAGAATCTTTCGTCTGTTTATTGAAATGAGCTTTAATAGTTACGTTCATGGGTGGTTACCCCTCTCAGTTGTTTTATTTTTATTTATAGAAAACGAACAGTATCGACAACGCCAATATAGATGCAACACAGATACAGGCCATGTTGCGGGCGGACTCTTTATTCTTATCTCCCTCAGCTACTGTTCCGAGGAAAGAGATTACTAGAATTGAGCCCAGCAGGATATTAAACCACATATTTGACGGTCACCCCTTCGGCTTACTCTTATGAGCGTACTTGTTAGCTGGATCAGGTTTCACCACACCCATCATCGCCAGTTCATGGACAACTCGCAGCTTCGACAGTCCCGTAAGCTTGGCGATGCGCGAACGAGGTACGCCAGCACGGTCCAATCTGCGAATCTCCTTGACTGTCTCTTTGGGTAAAGGTGTCTGTAAGCTATTTAATAGTAGATCCGGGCCAATAGAAGGAGCATCGTAACCATCTGGACCAGGAACTTTAGGGCCGCGCTGTTCTTTGATCTGACCGCCTGAGCGGTGCTGACGTTTGATCATATTAATCAATCCCCTCAGAATATTAGATTAGGCTGGACTGTAGCTGTCCGGTGCTTCGCAATCTCTACGTACTGGCTTCCCATTTCAATAATCGTACATTCCCGGTTGTTCTCCAGCGCGACCTTCAATGTCGTTCCGGATCCTCCGAATGGATCAAGTACGTTTCCACCCACCGGAGCACCTGCGAGTATGCAGGGGTCAATCAACTTTTCTGGAAACACTGCAAAGTGTGCTTCTGCAAATTGAGCTGTGGCCACTGTCCAAACTGACCGTTTATTCCGGGATCCGTAATACTCCCTGTCCTCCCTGTCCTCCCTGTGCTGCTTAGGCTGACCAGGAACATCACCTTCATTGACCTTCCGTTTGAAACTGTACGACTTGCCCACTGCCTTCATATGGCCATTTGTCTTAGCCCCGCCGTTTGCCCGATCACTGCCGCGCTGCCCCTCGAGATCCTGAGACAGTCGAGCCAGACTTGATTCCGTCATATGCTCTTTAATTGCTTCGTGGTCATAGTAGTAACGTTCTGACTTTGACAGTAGGAACATGTATTCATGGGCTTTTGTAGGTCGGTCCGTGACGCTCTCCGGCATTGGATTCGGCTTGGCCCAAATGTTATCCATACGTAAGTACCAGCCATCCGCTTGAAGCGCAAAAGCCACACGCCACGGTATGCCGATTAGGTCCTTGGGCTTTAATCCGCTTGGAGTTTTGGGTATCTTGGTTTGCGGACTTCCCGGAGCAGCGACATAAACCTCTTTTTGCGCAGTGGTATTGCTCCATGCTCCCTTACCGCTGCCTGCGTAGCTATCTCCAAAATTCATCCAAAGTGTCCCATCTTCCCGCAGCAGCCGCCATACTTCCCGGAAGACCAGTACCATGTGCGCCACAAACATTTCCGGCGTAGGCTCCAACCCAAGGCATCCGGTCCACTCTGGCACAGTGACAGGAGGCAAACCCGGCATAGGTATATAGGTCACCTTGGGCCAGTCGGAGGCGGGTAGCCCATAATCCCTCAATCCCCAATACGGGGGGCTTGTTACGCATGTATGGAAGTATCCGGCTGGCAGTGTCGGCATTACCTCAATGTTATTTCCTTTGATGATCATGTCTTGCCTCACTCCTCCGTGATATGTGGTGTATTCGGCCTTATCAAACACGGTCCGACTTAGTGACTCTTATAAATGGAATCTATCTATCTACCATATAGGGAATCTCAAAATGAAAGGAGAGAACCCTATATGTTAAACGAAGTATTAAAGTATCAAATTGCTGTGTATTCATTCCTCAATCGACACCATTTTTTTAAGATGATTTGGGATAATCAGATCGCAATCGCATCTGTACTCACTGCAATTATTTCAAAATTCACGATGTAAGCCCTTTTGGGCTTATTACATAAATATGGAGCTTGTATCTTGGACTACATTGAGAAAGCAAGCTGTCCATGCTCCTGCTCCGCGTACCGTTCCAGCACCAAATTATTACCGGACCCCGTGCAAAGCTCCGGCAGATTCGCCCGTACAAGTGCCTCGGCAAATGGAGGCGGTACAGCATTACCGCAGCGTGCTACCTGAGCAGATTTGGAGTATCGTTTACCGTCTGCATCCGTGTCGATGATGTAGGTACTTGGGAAGCCCTGAGCTGCAAATAATTCATGTGGCTCAAGCATCCGCATGCCTATATCGACAATTTGGTAATCCACCCCGTGGATCGTCACCAGTCCGAACCTATCTTTGGTGGTGATGGTGTGCAACGGTCCATCCATTGTCTGCCCGTTGTCAGCCGACCCATAATACTTAAGAAGGAATGCCCGCACCTCACCGAAGTGATTCCCGCCGGCTGTTATAGTCTGAATCGGTTCCTCTACCGGCTGCCCGATGTTCGTTCCCTTCATCTTTACAAGGTGGCTAGTCACAAGAGCGCTCTTACCCCCGCCTCCGGCTGTAACGGTACCGATAGCCTCATACATTGAGCTGCCAACCGATTCGCCAAAATGTCGGGCGATATGCGCAGTTACCAAGGCATTATGATCCACGGTGGTTACTGTAGAGAGTGGGTCTTCCACTCCGTTCCCCGCTCCGGTGTATCCGCCTCCGTAATGCTTAATGAGGCATGCAGCAGCAACAGCAAATTTATTTCCCCCAGCCGTAACCGTACCAACTGGCTTTTCCAAATCCAGCACACGCCGTCCCTCCGGATCTCCATAACCCATCTGTATAAGAGTTGGACTCACCAACATATGGTGACCGCCTGTTGTGACAGTACGTAGGGGTTCCGTAGGCGAATTACCGGGGTGGCCCGTCGTATTGACGCCAAGTACAGGTGTTACGAGTAAGTGCTCCGCCTTTGTCGTAACCGTTGTGAGCGGATCAGTTACCTGGTATTGCAGCCGGTCAGCCCCAAATCCGGTTTGTCCGATCCGGGCAATATACGGGGTGACTACTCCCCAACCGTTTTTAGCAGTGATGGTTTTAAGTGGATCATCTATGGAATCGCAATAATGGTGATTGCTTCCGGCAAAATTGACGCGCATCACAAACGGCTGCGGGTTGTTTATAACGAATCGCTGAATGCCTCGGGCTATCCGGCGCAATGTGTTTTCTGCTAATGGCTTTTTCCGCTCGAAGATACTCGGGCAAGGCCGGGACCAGTCTATAATCTCCGCCGCTGTCCTCCACGGCTTCCGCTTACCTGCTTTAACCTCCGGGCTGTCCGGCGCTCCGTGTGTCGGCTCGGGCCAGACAATTGGGCAACCATCCCGGCGAGCTATAAGAAACAGCCGCTTGCGAATCGTCGGCGCTCCGTAGTCACACGCCCGCAGCTCCTTCCACTCGACGCGGTATCCCTGCCGCTTGAGGGCATTCACGAAGCTATTAAATGTGCGGCCCTTCTGGTCAGGGTCTGGATATCCGTCCTTTAGCAGCGGCCCCCATGTCTTAAATTCCTCCACATTTTCTAACATGATCACCCGGGGCTTTACAGTAGCAGCCCAGCGGACAGCTACCCAAGCCAGTCCACGTATACCCTTTTCTACTGGCTTACCGCCCTTAGCCTTGCTGAAATGCTTACAATCCGGTGACAGCCACGCCAGCCCAACCGGGCGCCCCGCTGCAACCTCTCTCGGGTCCACATCCCAAACTGATTCGCAAAAATGCTCAGTATCAGGATGATTGGCCCGATGCATGGCGATAGCTGCAGGGTCGTGGTTGATGGCTATGTCCACGCTTCGTCCGGTCGCCAGCTCGATTCCTGTAGAGGCACCGCCGCCACCCGCAAAGTTGTCTACAATGATTTCCTGCATGCTGCCCCTCCTTCTTATCCCCTATGGGGCTAGACTGTGCGGTTCTTTCTGAACCATGCCCGACCTTCATCCGTATTTAAAAATGCTTCCGCCTTCTTGGTATGGTCTATCCGCCGTACCAAACCTTTTTCTTTCAACTTAGCTACTGAACAAAATCCCCGAAAACCACCGTCTTGGTCATGAACCTCGTATGTGCCAGCTCCAAACTTGAAGCCCGTTGCCCAACAAACTATTTTTAATTGCATATCCATTGTTATGTCCTCTCTGCCCTTGGGGGCTAATTTGTTATACCTTCAATGCTTTTTCCCATGGCGTTGAGTGCTGACCTAACTCCTTTTCTCCAACCTTCGTTATATGCGGAATCCACGTTATAGGAATCAGCATATTTTTCGATCAATGTTTCTTCCGGGGTCAGTTCTACCGTATACCCCGCAATAAGTGCCTGGGCCAGCAGCCAAATAGACATGCCGTTCAAAGCTTCTGCTGGTGTTCCGCTCCTCCAGCCAAGCGGAGATTTAGCGTGTTCTTGCAGAAGTTCTTGTTTCCCCCATCCAACAAGCAGATACTTTATCGCCTCGTCCTCTGCCTTGGTCAGCACGGGTTTATAGGACTCTTCTTCCGGTTGAGCTACAGACTTTGGTGTTTCCGCTGCAACCTCTTTAACAGGAGCAGCAGGCTTTGGATCGTCCTTTGATGCTGTTTTCATAGTTGGTTTTTCCTCCTTGATGGTCTTTGTTTTGGCACGGAAGGTCAGCGGCTTTGTATGAGATTTTGGTATCGGCTTGCCGACAATCTTCGCGAGTTCTTCCGGGCTGAGTGTGTACGTTTTAACGTCACCCTGACCCCGCGAAGACAACTCATTTTTCCAATTTGGGACGGATGTTCCCATGAAATGCCCCTCTCTGAGCGTTTTTGGGCGCAGCTACCCGCCGCAGGACCCAATAGCCCCGGGTGTTATGCCTTATTTAAGATGGATTCTATGACTTCGATTTGATATGGTTGAGTGTCCAGTAGCGGCATGTATTCGCGCATTCTATAGAGGTTGAGTGCGATACGTGCGATGATGTATGCATCCACCACGTCATTGCTTGGATGTGTATATCCAAAGTGTGATTCAACTGCTTCTGCCATTGCTTCTTTCTTCTCTTTATCCTTCAAACGCCGCTTGCTGCCTGGCTCTCCAGTCCATCCAGTAACAGCAACATATTTTTTAACAGCATTCGGCATGATGAGATTGAAACCTAAGCCTTTACGATGAATGATGGTCCGTAAATTTCCGTGTATCATCCCAGTTGTTATGCCCTTTTGAGTACCAGGCGCGGCATCCTCTTTAAGAATTTCGTCCCCCGGCTGGAGCAGTTGGTAAAGCTGATTCTGTAGGGATACAAGTTGCGGAGTGCTTATCCCTCCGGTTACCTTAGGTCCTTTACCACGGATAGCTGTCTGTAACAGCACGTTAGCCTCGATGTCCAGAGCAACAACCCCTGTTGTCGTCGCTGGGTCAATTCCCACAAATCTTATCGCCGGATCTATCTCCAAAAGACTCATAGCCGCGACACTTCCCAACTACGCTGCCGCCCATATTCTTTAATCTTATATAAGTGGTCCTGATTGGCTCGGGCAATCACGTTTTGCAGGACCTTGCTGGCTTCTCTAGGTGGAAGAGTCTCGCGGGCCTGCTGCCGGATCAGGCCGACCGTAACCTGCAGAACATCGAACAGTTCTGAAAGAGTCCGGCGTTGGTCGTAGTCCTTGGATTCTACTTCCTCAATTAGCTCGTTTACTTCCTCCTGTAACTTGACCCGCATGTCTCCCGGCTGGTACCCATGAACCGGATAGTCCAGCACTGGAATTACGATGGCTATAAATTGTTCGCTCATGCCTTGGCCTCCTGTTCAGTAAGCCAGTTGCAATATGCTTGGCACTCTTCTTTGGTTTTAAAATAAACTGTGAAATAACGTTCTTTGATATCCTCGAATTTCTCATCGTTATAGATAAGACGTGGAGCATCTGAAAAGCTCAATTCTTCGAGCCTCATTCCGTCCGCATCTTCATACTCTTTGTACCATGCAATGAATTTTCCGCTTCTATTCTCAAAGTTGGAGCACACATGCGCGGTAGGTTTGTATACGGTCCGTCCCACTGCACAAGTGCATCTTTCCGTCATGTCATTACCTTGCGGAGACTTGAAGTTTATATATCTGTTTTCGTTACATTTATTACATTTTTCGCCTAATTCACGAGTTGAGGAAGCTCGGAATAATTCGACCCGAAAGTCACTCATCAATTCCGCCAATCTTTCTTTTCTGACCTCGTACACAAGGTCACGTTTACGCATATCAAGCTCGACTACTTTTTGGTTGTATTCTCGCTTGACATCCTCAAGATTCCTCTGCACTTCCTGTAGTTCTTTGTTCTGTTTGATTAGTTGTCGTACATTTTCCTGATGTTCCTTCTTCACACTGTCCATGAGGAATCCCTTGAGTTCTTCCAGCTTCTGTTCGAATTCACTTGGCTCATCGTAAAAATCGTGGTCGTAATCGTGAATTTCATTCGGTTCGTAAGGCATACCGTTCATCCTCTCCTATTGAAATTAATCCAACCAACCTGATAGATTCGGCACAGCTTTTGGCGGCTCTGGTGGCGTTTCTGGAGCCTGTTCCGGTTCGGTAGGTGTGTTGGTTGGTTCCGCTTCTTCCAACTTGTCATAGGTCTGCTGTTCAGTCTGTGGAGCCATTTCCTGATACGTCCATCCGAGAATCTTGTATTGCTCTTTCAGCCCCGGAAAATTGGCTACTAACTCACCCCGCCGATATTCTTTGACCTTTTCAGATACAAGATCATATTGCTTTCTCAAATTCGTTTTAGCAGATTCATCAATCAAAGGATCATCCAGCTTCTGAGCCTTTGAAACGAGCCATTCCAGCGACTTCTGATAGCCTGCTTCATCTACGATTTGCCCCATGCTCTCTCACCTTCTTTTCAAGCTCATATTTATCTTCTTTGGTCAGATTCATGAAGCGACTCGTTTTCCGGTTGAACATCATTTGTATTGTTCCGGTACCGATCTTCCGGCCTTTGGCTACAATCAGCTCCATGACCCCTTTCAGGACCGTATCCGGGTAATAATAGTCGTCCCGGTAAAGGAAGATAATCACGTCAGCGTCAAACTCAATGTTGCCGCTGTCCCGCAGGTCTGACATCATCGGACGCTTGTCCTGTCGATCCTCACATTTCCGACCGACCGAAGAGATTACCACTACAGGGATACCCAGTACCCGAGCCATCTTTTTGAACTGTGACGAAACATAGGATACACGCTCAGACGTACTCGAGAATTTCCGTTCTGACTCAATTAATTGAAGATAGTCAACATAAATGATTAGGCGCGGATTCCGCTTTTTGAGTGCCTTCGCTTGGCGCCAAATGTATTCGATTGTCATGCCCGGTGTGTCGTCGATGTAGATTGGTAGAGACTCTAAAATTTCAAGCGCCTTGCTATAGCTGTCCCAGTCGTTTTCCGTCAGTCGTCCCGTTCGTATCTTTTTACTGTCAATGCCGCCTAGAGCGCATATATGGCGTTCTGACACGTCTTTGGAAGGCATTTCAGCCGAGAATATAGCAGAAGTAGTTCCGCCCTCAGCAGCAGCTACAGAGTCGTTTACAATGTAGGCTGTCTTCCCAATACTGGGTCGCGCCGCTACGATGGTTACATCTCCAGGCTGGTGACCGCTCCCCATCTCATTCAAGTCATCGGATGCTGTTTTGGTTCCCGTAATCCCCGCCCTCGAACCACGGTCCAGAATTTCTAGGTGGTGACCGTCCAGCACTTCCGCCATTCGAAGCATGTTATTCTCGGCCTGTCCCTTTTGGAGTTGGTTAAGCTCGTCCATTCGTTCCTGTACAGACGTTACGTCAATTACTCCCGCAGCCGATGCTTCTTCGAAAGCCCTAGCGGCTTCGCGCTGAACAAAAGCTTCGCGGACAATAGCCTGATAGGACTGGTAGTTATGAACCGCAGGAACCGCATCACGAAGCTGCATGAGGTAAGTCACCCCGCCAATCTTCGCAATATTCCCACCCCAGTGTTGAACCATCAACAGCGGATCAAATGGGTCAGGATTTCCGGTGAACTGTTCATAAGCAAATCGAAGTGTTGTCAGAATTAGACCGTGCCGTTCATCAGCCCCAAAATCTTCGGGAGTCAGGTAACAATCATCTAGCAGTTCGGGTTTGTTCAGGATTGACCCGAGGACTGCGCGTTCAGCGTCAAGACTCATGGTTCAGCCTCCTACTGGACTGTAATTTCTCTAGCCGCTTACGGATGTGGTCGGGCATAGGTACGGCTTGTTCTAAATATTCTTGTAGAGCCAAAGTGTCAGCCTGTTCCTCTGCCCGCTGTAGAGCATAATAAGATTGCTCAGGCTGGCACGCTTGGTATATCTCCGCAGGCGTGGGTGCCCATTTTTCATTTGTCTGACAAAGCATCCTTGTTTTTTCAATAGCTGTTTCAAAGGGAACTTCCCGAAGAAGGTCATGCCACACTTGAACCTCGGATTCAACTTCCCTTTCGTCAATCACAAAACTCCGGTAAGCCTTGGAGATGTACTTCATTAGAAATATCACGTTTGCCCGTTCCACCTTGTCCCAACTCCTTCCGCATCAAGTTATCTAAGGCTTGATCTCCCCGAGCTCTGTTAGATTCCTTTGGAGCGATTCTGGCCTGCTCCCGTTTAATCCAAACGCGAATCGCCTTGTTATGGTCCTTTTTGTGCTTACTAGGCTTCTGGTTCCCTTGCCATTCGTCCAAAGCTTCAATCATGTCATCAACCTTCGTTTTACCAAAGTCAGAACAAAGCTTTTCATACTGTTCTGGTGTTAAAAATACAGTGTCAGCATATTGAGTTTTACCAGGAGGAATTTTCATATATATATCTTCTTTCTTTATAGTTTTCTTTCTTTCTTTCTTGGGGGGTGAATCTTCCCCCTCTCTTGGTGTATGATTAGACCCCTCAGAGGGGGAGGATTGTACCCCGAGAGATTGTTTTTTCCTAGGGGGCGTTTTGTCCCCCACAAGCCACTGGTCATAGTTTTTGTTGAATCCGATTTTACGAGATTTGGACCCGTAAGCTTCCTCTGTTACAACCAGCACCTTACGTTCTATAAGATAAGATAATTCCTTTTTTACGCCTCGCAGGTCGCCTTCGAGATATTCAGCGATGAAACTCACGGCTAGTTCATGGTCCTTTCGCCCAAACCCGTAAGTGTATCGCCAGACCGCCAGGACAATCGCATATTGAGTTCCGTTGAATTTATGATGTCTCTTCACGATGTTATCGAATATCTCGTTGGCGATCCTCGCGTACCCATTTTCGAGTTGGGGGTTTGCCATTCCGTTTCACCTGCTTAAACTGCTGTTTTATCCAAACCGCGCATGAATTCATAAATTACTTTGTTTAGGTGCTGACGGTTCGTTTCGATATCTCCGCCAGACTTCACAACGTTGTGGAACCAGACGCTTGTAAGGCTGTCGATTTCGTCTGCCAGCTCGTCATTCTCTGGCGCAATGATGTGACCGTTGAGCAAAGCGCACAACAGATTGTGTCCGTTGCCCCCCTCATGGACATAAGATCGTAAAACATTCATGATCGGACCATTGATTCCAGTAGCCAAATTCCTCACGATTTCGTCGTTATCGACTCCGTTCCATTGGCACCAGTCGAGCGCATTTGCTACATCCCGAGGAACCTCAACAGGGTTACGCTTATCTCGTATCACAACGCTTACGGATTTAATGGATTTAATCATTTCATCGCGCTCGTTGGCGATTGTCTCCAGCTCCCGGATACGCTGCAGAAGCTTTTCGCTGTTAAGCTGCTCGGCTGTCTGACGGTCCAGCTTGTCCAGCAGTTCTCTATTCTGCTCTACTAATCTTTCGAACTGTTCTTGCGTAGGCTGCGGCTTGTCCGGTAGAACAACGGCATATTTGAAGGGCACTTCCTCGCCTGACTTCTTGCCTGAAACAATTTGAAAAGGCGTTTTAAAATCCATTAAGTTATAGGAGATGCGCCGTGCCTCGTGTACCTCACCCGGGATAAACAGTTCATTTTTGGTGTTGAATTTAGTAATGATCCTGATTTTAAAAGTCTTCATTCCGAAACTACCTCCAATTGATAGTGTGTGCCTTCTATGAATCCCCGCTGCTTGAGAGCCGCCTTTACGGTCATTTCAGCCAGCGCGGGCATGTTATTTTTACTAGATAAGTGCGTAAGGTATATACGTTCACCACGGCCCTGTATAAGCTTCTGGAGTGCTTCTGCTGTCTGTTGGTTACTCAGGTGCCCAAGGTCCGAGAGAATACGAGATTGGGTGCTGATAGGGTAATCCGATGCCTCTACCATGTCGGGGTCGTGATTCGCTTCAATGATGTAAATGGAACCTTCCATAAGCGCCAGCATGGCCTTATCGACCTTGCCTGTATCGAACACAACACATACGCGATCCCCTTCGTCCGGCTCGATTGCATAGCCAACAGGTTCATATGCATCGTGGTGTACACCAAATGGGTAAACGGAAATTCGTCCCAACTGCACAGGTTCGTATGTACCGAACCTCGTTTCCACTACCTGGCATAAGTCGTCATCAACGCCCGATATGCCTTTCCACTCTCCTTCACTGGCCCACACCGGAATGCGATACTTGTTCGCCAGTGGTAGGCCCTTGATGTGGTCGCCATGTGCGTGGGTAATGAATATGCCCGTAATGTGGTCAGGCCGTACACCTACGTCCAGCAGCCGCTTTTCTATCTTGGTTTTGGCAATGCCTGCATCTATAAGAATGGTTTGATCTTGCGATGTGAGCGCGATGCAGTTGCCTTTACTGCCGGATGCCAGGATATCAACTTTCATCTGTACTACCTACTTTCCGTGGATACAATTGATAGTGCTCTTCCAGTTCATCCGAAGTTAATCGGTCAATCATTTCGTTCGGCTCACCGCACTCACCGTTTTGATACACCCAACAATCAGGACCACATCCGCCAGAAATACCGACCGTGAAACATCCATCAAGACCAGCGGGATAATTCCCCTGAGCCAAAGCGTTGGCATAGTCTTTGCTTTCCTGTTCATCCTTAGGGGTATCTGCTAGAGAGTGAATATCATTAACGTTGTACTTTCCAAAAGTACGGCTCATATGCTCCGCTCCCTCTTAATCCGTTCTTGCCACTCTTTAAGGTGTGGACATCCCTTTGCTGGTTCCTCATAATGCCTGCGCCCCAAGACAAAGGACACAAACATATCTGTGCTGCGCTCGTAGTACATTCCGTTCAACACTGGGCCAGTTGGTTCAGCAGGAAAGTCGAACAGGTCCAACAGGTCCAACTGCTCCATGTCCTCGGACAACTTTGCCAACTCCCCTCAGTTCCCCGTAGCACCGGGGGCACACCCGCAAATTTCGGATGTACTCCTCTCGGCCGGGATTTATCTCATTTCCGCAAACGTGACAGTCTTCACAGCGGACGTATATTTCAACTTGGTTATCAAAGCGGAAGCTCGTCATTCGCCTGCTCCTGGGCAGCTTTCTCGGCAAGGTGCAGGTCCATTATCTTTAACAGGCCCTTGAGCTCTGCCAGTGTGGGAGCGTCAGCCTTCGGCTTCGCATGCTTCTGGATATAGGCATATTGATCGTCCCTTTCAGTAATACCAAGCTGTTTAAATTTAAATTTCATGTCTATTAAGGCTTGCTCAACAGGTGTTGGTGCTTCTTCGGGACTTCCGTCAGATAGCGGCTTGTTCCCCTGTTTGGCTGCCGCTGCTGCTGCGTCCGTTTCAGCGGTAATGTCGCGGCGCTCATATGCTGGAGTAGCTTCTACAGCATTCGGCTGTTGAGTTTCGTCATCCCCGAAGTCAAGGCCATACTGCTTTTTCAGTGCCCGTTGCTCAACGTGCTTACCAAACATGTCATGAGTCCATTTGTTCCAGTTATCTTTGTTCTGGCCTGTAAACATGTGTTCGATCTCTGAGCGGTCCATAATGACCGTTACTGGTCTGCATCCGTCTCTATAAGCAATAGAATAAGCTCCGATGATATTCCCGCGAGGGAATCCGATCTCATGGATTGTCACTTCCAGTTCCTTGGTTTCGGGGTTCTTCTCAATCCGGAATTCGTCGTTTTGGCAAACCATTTGAGTGTCAGGCGGCTGAAACCCTTCCTTCTCCCGAGCTTTGGAAAGGTACGCATCTGCAGCGAATTGGATACGAGCCTGATTGCCATATTTAATAAAGAATATTTCGTTTTTGAATGGATCAAGTCCGTATGAAGCTGCTTTATGAGCGAACAAAAGAAACTCTGCATCGCTGGCTGTTGGACAAATGGAAGTACGGATAACTTCAAGGACTGCGGGTTGGAATGCTTCTTGGATTTCAGGAGTAAGTGTTGGTAAGTTTCTGTTATTTGCCATGTTGGTGTTGCCTCCAATGATTTAATTAGTGCGTTCTTCTCCGGTGCTAATAATGCGGATTTCATGATTTTCTCGATGTACGATGTACAAATGAAACGGTCCAGCTTTACATACAAGCCAATCGGACGGAATCAATTTAGCGGCCCAAATCATATTCTGTTGTCGGCGGGTAGGATTCTTTCCGTTCTTCAAGACTGCCCACCCCCTAGGCGTGCTGTAATGCCCTGAGAGGAGACTATATGAAGGGCTTGGGCTTCGCTAAATCCAGCGGCAATCAATTCGTCATAATATGCCTTTGTTGCCTTGGCTACTGCCCCATACATCCCCAACATGGCAGGAAGGACCTTGAGCATGTTTTCCATTGCCATTTCATATTCCAGTTGTTCATGTGGCTTCATGCCGACTCGCCTCCAATCTGTTTTATTTCTAAAGGTGCATCCTCGACGGCCTTGACCAAAATGAGCTGACCGGAAGATTTCTTGATCTTAAAAGTGCTTTCAGTGTTGTCTATGGCTACAGGCGATATCACACCGCTCTGTTCGCTAAGGACTTCCCGAAGTTCTAAACCAGCACGGACAGACTCAGAAAGCGACAAGATCGGATACGGCTTATTGTCCTTTTCAATTACAAAGTCAGGCTTCCGTTCCCCATTCTTTTGTTCTTTAAATAAAGAGATTGATAGAGTTGTGAACAGGCTTTGAACCTTGGCGGCCTGCAACTCGGCTTCCTTCGCCTCAAACGCCTTGATAGCGTCCAGAACAAAGATAGAATCGTTCCGGCTTGCCAACGTTTCGGCTTCGTCAGTACGGGCTTTGTCGATGTCGGCCTGCAATCTATCGCGTAATGCATAGTCGCCTACCGCTTCTGCTGTTGCATCCCGTTTCACTTCCAAAGCACGCATCTGTGAAATTTGTTCAGATATGTCCACTGGCTCAATCGCTGCGAGTTCGGTTTCTAGTTCCTTGCGCTCGTTGATAAGCTTTTGGTGATCGGCCCGTAGTTCATCTTTGCGAGTTTCCTTGCAAGCTGTAACAGCATCAATAGATGCCTTGTCCAACTCGCGTTTACATGTCGGGCAATGGTCTTCAATAGGCTCGTTATAGACCTTCATATACCGATCCTTGGCCTGTGCAATTTGACGTTGCAGTGATTCTATGGTGCTGCTCAGGACAGTGCGTTTTCGGTTTGTCTCTCCAGCAAGATCCGTTTGAGCTTCCAGCGCCTTTATTTGCTCAAGCAGCGCGGCATCTTCGGCTTTCACCGCTTCGATATCATCCGGTGCTGCAGGAAGCTTCTGGAGTTGATCGACAAGCGCCTCTGTCCGACCCTGAGCACGCTTATAGGCCGTGTCTTTGTCGTTCTTGTTCTTCTTATGGATTTCCCCGAGTTGAGCAAGAGTGTGCTTCTTGACCAGCTCCGACAGTTTGGAAGCTTGCGGGTTGAGTTCGATGTCCTTTGCCTTCTGTTCCGGGATTGTCCGGCTCATTTCCGTAAATACTTCTTTGTTGCTTACAGGCGTTACGTACCGCAGCAGCAAGTCGCGCTGTGTACTCCAATGCAAGGTAAAGAAGTAAGAAGGGTTATAGAGCGACAGGAACAAGTCTTTGTCGAACAGAGATTTAACAATCTCGTCGAAGTCTCCGGCCTTGCTTGGGACCTCGTTAATGTAATAAGTGGTCTTTCCCTTCTCGATTCCACGACCTAGAAGCACCTGTTTTCCGTCAATGTCTAGCAGGGTTTCTGACAGCACATGATCGTATTCATAATTGGTAGGTGTAGGATCAAGCTTGCCACCCATGGTATCTGTGCCGTACAATGTCCACGAAGGTAATTCCAAAGTAGTGGACTTGCCTGACCCATTGTCGCCCGTGATCTGCGTCGTGTCGCCAAACTCAACAGTCAGGTCACGGTGCGCTTTAAAGTTATGCGCCTTCGCACTGATTATTTTTATTTCCATGTGTTACCTCCAAATTATATTTGCGCTCCAGCATGTGCATTTCCATCAGCAACGTTCCTTGGGCTTTCGGGTCCCTCTCATCCAAGTACATGTCATACACAAACAGATAATGCTTAATGTCCCGCTGCACTTCTGGGGCAAGAGAATTATAGAATTGAAGGAATAATTGCTGTTCAGTATTGTTCATGCTCCCACCTCAATCAAGAGAGATATCGTCGTCCAGTTCTGTCCAGAAAGTGTTGCCCATGTTATCCGATATGCGAATTTGCACAGGTGTTGGTCTGCCTTTGAAGTCTTCTCCCTCTTTGGCGTCAACGACGGTAAATGTGCGTGTATAGCTTCCGGTTTGTCCGATTAAATCAGTTCGTTGCTTTTCTCCCAATGTGTTCACCTCCCTCCAGGTAATCTGCGGTCATTTCTGCTATACACGGCCTACATACGTCCTGCTCGTTCCAGCGGCGTAAAAACTTCTTATGCATAACGTTTCTGCATACCGCACAGCAAGCGAACTCACCTGACTCCCGAGACTTCATACCGTCCACCGCCCAACCAACTGCCGATGGTATTTGCGATACTGGCCCCGAGCGTGTAGAGCTACCAAAACACGGCCATTTTCTAACATCCGGCGTTCCATTTTGCCGAAGAACTCGCAAAGCTCACGTAACTGCTGTGCGTTCTTCATACCAGCACCCCCACGTCTCCGCGAGTGCGGTGTCCTACAGCCAGCAGGCGGTTTGTACAGCGGATAAAGTTGCGAAACTGATCTTTCATGGCCTTCGAACCAACCTCCCACCATTGAAGATATTCAACCACTGAATAATTGCAAAATTCTGAACTGTAATACTCATAAAGGTCGTACATGTTTGTGCATGCTCCCCCTCAATTAAAATGAGTGCTTAGATGCTGTCCGTTAAGTGGATAGCATCCTATGCGGTTTTGAATTTATTAATGAAGTAAACCTGCCCTTTGCCTGTTACCTTCGGGGTTTTGCTGACTGTGATATGCCCATCTGAGTGGGTGACGCTCGTTTCTTTAATCTCGAACAGCCCCAGTTCCATGCTCCGCTGTGTCGGCATATTGTAGTCCGTACCTTTGCGGCTGATAAGGAATCCATTTTCACGCATCCAGACGAACAACCTGTTCTGGCCCATATCCGCTCCATTCTGCTTGAGCAGCTTCGCCAGTTCGCCTACAAGAATGCTTGTCTTACTGGCGGTTACTGCGTCTGCAAACAGTACCTTGGGCTTGTCCATTTCAGTCTGTAGCAAAAGCAGTTGGTTCTTTTCTGCTAAATCAGCCGCAAGTCTCAAGGCTTCGGGTAAAGTCTGGGGCACCATAGGCGATGATGCCTGGCGTTCCATTTCTTCAAACTTGGTTACATAGGCTGCTGTGAAGAGGACCCCCTTCTCTCCAGTCATTTTATTGGCTACCATGTCGCAGCCTTTTCGAGTGATATCATAGCGCCGTCTCAATTCGCCCTTGTTGTCCCGGTAATTTGTTTCAATAAAGAAATTCGACGCCCCCAAATTTGGGGAGGTTGATTTATTCAAAATAGCTACATAAGAATCAATATCTCTTATGAGATGGTCATGTCTCTTACCTGTCATAAGAGCAACTTCACGGCTGTCCACCAACAAAGTTCCATCTTTATTAATGACCTGCAATTGAGTCATGTTATCACTCCCTCTCTAGCCTCTGGAGAATTTCACAATAACAGTTATAATCACGATCTCTTAGCAAGGAAAGATATACTAGCGTATTGTCCACGGCAATCCACCAGTTGCATTCATGCTTGCCATAGAATGACTCTGCATCCATCGTCAACGCATCAATCAATACACTTTCCAAGCTTTCATGACGAGGTAGATTCATTTCTTCAATCCACCACTTAAGATGTTGCTGGCTGTATTCTTTTTCCGATACATTAAGCACAAGCCATTCAATACCGTTCACTCCCTGAGATAGCTTTTCTGAAACAATTTCGTTCTCAAGGTTAATGAGTGCTTTGTTTTGCCTGTACCACTTGGTAAATGCTCCCTTCAATCCAGCTCTCTCCTTTCCTTATTCTTTGTGTCATTTGACACATTTTCAACAAAAAAAATATAATTAAAAACTTTTTTGCCAAGCAGACCAATTAACCCGGACCAAACCACACCACTTGGTTCTCGTTTATTGTTCAAAAGCCTCGACATGCACGAAGATGATACACCAATAACTGCGGCAAGTTCAGATGCGTTAATGTCTTTACTCTCCATATACTCCCGAAGTTTTTCCGTGTCTAGTACAGCAGTTCTAGGCAACATTGTTTACCCCCTTTCTATTTGTGTCATTTGACAAGTTAAATACTATATTCATTTTGTCAAAAAGCAAAGCCTCATAAATGATCGTAGGTCTCCAAAAACAAGTATATTCAGTCTTCTGTGTCATTTGGCACATTAATTTCATAGTATAGCTTTGCTTTTTGACAAATTACTTGTATAATTAGTTTGTCAAATGGGAAAGAAAATACCAAAAAACGAATGGTGGAAGGCTATATCATGAAAAGTTTTGGTCAATTTATTAAATCAGCACGTGAAGAAAAAGGATTAACACTTACACAAGTTGCAGAAGCGTCAGGAATCAGTCATTCTCACCTATCGCGCATTGAAAGTGGTGACAGAAACCCTCCAAAAACTCCGGTGATGCAAAGGTTAGCAAAAGCTTTGGGTGTTTCATTTATTGAACTTATGGATAAGGCTGGACAGTGGGAAAAATTAGACAATAGCGAGAAAGAATTGTTGGTTAGCATCTATAACGAAAACGAGCAAATCCTAGACGAAGTTCTTTCAATGCTTAGATCAATTAGAAACGATGCAGGTGATTTCCCGAGCTATCTTCATGAGGATTTATTTAGAATATTTGGGGGGAAGATAATTCTAAATACTAATGAGCAAAGTGATTTTGATAAATGGTATGAAGAGAGTTTTATGCCACTCGATCCTGAGGAAAAGAGTGAGTCTGATCAAGCAGAGGCTTTTGAAAGATTCAACTCGTTATACAACTACAAAAATATTAAGGAAGCACTTCTTTATCATGATGAAAGATACTATTTCACCGGCGGGGAAGACATTAGTACTTTTCATGATGAACTAAATAAACTTTTTGAAGATAAGCAATTAAAAAACCCCAACCCATCTTACGATGTGAAGGAGTTTGTCTCCAAGATTGATCTGACTGACGAGGAGCTTTTGACTCAATTTACGATAGCGGTTGACGGGAAAAAACTTTCTGAGAAACAGATTCAAAAGATAATTGCTCAGGTTCGTTTGGATCGAGAGTTTGACAAGTAGTATCCGAAATTAATTTAAGGTAGTGTTCTGGTGTTTTCTTCATATAAGCAGCCAACTCATATAAATCGATTACTTTTTTCTGAATAGGTCATCACTCCTAGATGTAATAATTTCCGTTTGAGAGGTTAAGTCGAGTATAACACAGTATTTTACAAACTAGAACAAAAATGCGAACAAAATGCGAACACGTTATTAAATATATGTACGAGAGGCTGATAGTAACAAGGCCCGAGTAGATTTCCTACTCCTCTACAACTGGAATTTTACTCATACGGGCCACCATTCTTCCATACATTATTCAGCCTCATTAATGCGTTTAACTCCTTTGCGATTCCATCCACATCGTCTCCTTTAATAGAATATAAGAACGCAAAAAAGCCACCACAGTGTAAGTAGAATAATAATAAAACGCATCACTTATTGTGTGACAATGTGCCGCACACTGCCGCACATTGAAGCGTTTTTTTTATTACCCTACATTTATCCTGTGGCGGCCATGACTCACTTAAGAGAAATACTACCGCTATTAGGCAGACTTAACCCACTAAGGGAAATGTCTCATTCAATGAACTGCTCTCCGCTTGACTAATGTCAGCAAAGAAAATTAATAAAACCGTATTGAAATCAATATAGCACAAAGTAAAACAGACTGCAAACTTTTCCAATTAACTTTGTATAATGATGCTGTTATTTCAGAACGATTCCCGCCTTATCTGCTTTCACGATCAAGTAATTTACAAAAGCAGAGCAAGCAACGAGCATGTATTTCGCATCTTCAAAGCATATTTCTTTTTCATCTGACATTGCGTGACGAATACCACCTTCATCACTTGTGTAACCGTAAATTGAAGAAAAACCAGCCCTTAAACCACCGTGCAATCCAATTTTATCTGATAGTATTTTCAACGCTTTTCCAAGCTCAGCTTTATGCTCTCCTGTAATAATCTGAGCAATTGCCTCTACAGCAGAAATAGACTCTTTAATTGAATTCCTATAGTCAGGAGACTTTCTATCTGAGAGCAGGGAAAGAGCTGTGGTTAAATGAATACTAACAGATTTTGAGGGGAGTACAGCTGAATTAACTAAGCTCTCCTCAATTTCTTTCACCTCATTTGTATCTGTGATTTTCGTTATTTCTGTGCCAATTATTCTATAAGCAGACAGTTCCTTTTCTAATACCTCATTACAACTGATTGCAAAAATTGTAGATACCCTCTCAAATGGAGTGTTTAATTTAATAACAAATTCAATTAAATCATAAACGTTGTACCAAGGGGTTTCAAAAAATGTGGCCTTTAAACTTGTTTCGAAATAAAAAAACTCTCTTGGTATTTCATCAAGGTTGTTTTTTAGATGATCAGACCAGATAGATCTGAAAAGATAGTTCAATTTGCTCTGTGAGATTAGGTTAGTTTCAAATGGTTCTAAATAAAGGCGATGGAAACAATTCCACAATCCAACTCTTAAATCAGAATCCATAGATTCAATTTGTATATCAACCTTAACAGGTGTTACTCCTATCCTTTGAGAGAACTTCAATGAGATTCCTCCAATATGTAGATAATCATCATAGCCCATTAGAACCGAATAATATCAAAGTACTGTTACCAACGCCCTGTAATTCTAAATGAATTGGTCTATTTTGTAAACATACGTAGAAATATTTTCCTAGGTCTGATAGACTATATCCATATATTATTGATCAATAGGGGGAAGTAAGTTGAAGAAAACATTAAGTCTTACGGTTGCAGCTATTGCAGCAGTTGTCTTGCTTGCTGGATGTGGAGCTGACAAAACCGCGATTAAGGACGAAACTCCTACGCAGGCAAAAGTAGAAAGCCCGCCCGTTAAAGAAACTAAGACTGAACCAGCGGCCAATAAAGAAGGGACCGCGCCTGTTGAAACAGAGAAAAAGGCTGACGACATTTGGACATACTACAACGATGCAAAATGGACAGACACGTGGAATGGTGTTAAATCTAGTATTGAAAAAGTAGTAGTTACTGACCGTGCACCTAAAGATGGGAATACAAACGATCTTACTGCTTCTGCCGTTGGCGTAAAATTCAAAGTGGAAAACACTACAAAAAAACTGTATACGACATATCCAGATCAAGCGGAATTAATTACTTCTACTGGTGAACAGGTTCAGGCAGACATGGTGACCTCTGATCACATCGGTGGAGAAATCGAAGAAGGCGTTATTAAAGATGGGAATATAATTTGGTTCTTAAAACGCGGTCATGCTGCTGATATCAAGTGGATTAAAATGAAATGGTATGTCATTGAGGGCAACGGTATGGAAGCTACTCAAGATAAAAAAGAATACTCAGTTAAACTTGAGCTTAAATAAAAAAGGCCCCGGAGCAATCCGGGGTTTTAATATTCTGTATAGTATCTATTCGCCGCACCTGAAAGGCGTAACGATCTTCTGATCGCGATCCCAGCCTTCAATTTGACTATATGTCGCGTGCCAGTCTTATCTTCCCACAGAATGTATTTCCATGATCGATCCCTCCTGAGCAATTTTCATCTCTGGAAATAATCATACATTGAGCACTAATTTTCATTTTCTGAATTTAAGTTTATTTATTTTCACCTATTTTATCTGTACATAAAAGGGATGTAATATTTTCACCAGGATCTAGAAACAATAATTATATAACTTTTAAGGAGGAAACAAACGATGAACCAAACGGAAATAACTGCAACTAAAAAAATGCCTTACTGGATCAATAATAACCGTGTCTCTTTAGTTGGGAGCAGTATATTATGTGAAAAGGGTAAAACTAAAGATGTGCCTGTAATTATTACTGAAAAAGGGGCCATTATTGAAGATCTCTTTTGGATTATCACCAGTGATCCTAATAACAAGGCATTAGGTTTGTGCCAGAAAATGCCTAAAGAAATCTCGACTAACAAGTGGGATTTTAAACATTGGGAGATTACTTTTTCTAACAACTCTAATTCTGATATCACTTTTGATCTTTATGTTCAGATTTTACAACAAGCTGGAATGGTTGATGTAGAAATTATCTAGGAAACTACATTGAAAGGGACGGTCTATATGAAAAATTCAAAAGAGCCGCATCTTTATTGGCAAAAACATATCAAGCTAATCCGCAAATTCATTACAACTGTACCCAAAAATAGTCATATTACAAAGAGGGTAACTGCAACAAATAGAGAAAATAAACAAAATAGAGTAAGGGACATTTTTTGGGAATGCAGTAAAAAGTCTACTTTAAGAATAGCGGAAAAGTCACCAGTTTTTTATGAGGCTGGAAGCGGGAATCCCCCCATTCCTTTAACAATGGAATGGGATGTAACATTTTACAATGATTCTGCTGAAAATATAGATATTACTGTATATGCGTTTGAAGAAGATAATATCGGTTTTGTCTATACAGAAGTGTAAAAAGTTTAACTTAATCCCTATCAATTTCTTTTGATAGGGATTTCCTACTTAACGATAAATTCAACTTTTGTCCCATCCGCGTAGTCGTCCAACTTGTGACCTACCCATGATCCTGCTCCCCTGTTATCACTAGGGGTTATGTATCTGATATCAGCACCTGCCCCACCTTCTGCACACATTGCCATTGGCGATTCATCGCGATCATATCCCTTTTTCGTCGGATAGCCCTTGAGCGATTCCTTCCTGTTTTCTTCGGCTCCATCCCGATCAATTGTACACACCGCAGAATGTCCGGATGCTATTGCATCCCTAATATGTGCTCCGGTTTCAGGGTAACGCGAACCTGGGAACTCCAACGTATACCCCGCTGCTTGTTGACTAATTACTGCCGGTTCAGCATAGACGCCTTGAACGGAAAAAATAGCAGCTAGTAAAAATACGATTAATCCTTTTACGATTCCTCTGATCATATGACACCTCCATAGTAATTTGAATCTTCTCTATACTAAATGAAGAGTTGTGTCGAAGTATCGTGCATGTTGTCGCATAATAAATAACTATATTACAAACTGCCGTTCTATACGTTTGAGTTCACATAACAATCACAGTTATATAAAAGGATAATGATAAAACTAAGTAGAATATGTAAATTGAAATAAAAAAATGGGAGGTTTTATTATGAGAAAATCATTGCCTACTATTCTTTCTGTTGGCTTGTTATTCGGAGCTTTAGCGCCTAGTGTATCAGCCGGATCTACAGAAATAACTCAGCAAGAAAGCACGATTTCATCTAATCAAGTAGTGCCTCAAGCGAGTTTACAATTCTCTAATGATGCAACCCAGGAAACCTTAAGTGCTGCAGGCATCATAAAAACATTCACATTTACAAACTTGGCTAATGAGGTTGCTAGTGCACCATTCCAAATTAATGGATCAGGCGACGTCAACATATCAGTCCACCAAAGAACCGCTGATTCAAAATATAGTCCTGTAATTCAATACACATTACAATCAAGTGATTACTCACAAAGCATTTTTATAAACGGAACATTCACAAATACAAATACAATCAGGACGTTTACCAATGTGCCAGAAGGAACATATAAAATAGTAATCACTAATTATGGTGGAGCTAGTAATGTTTTTGGTGATGGCCGTTTATACCGCTAGTACAATTACAATAATAACAAAGGACTCCATACTGGTTACATACCAGCGGAGTCCTTTTTCACATCTACTCTAAATTCAAACTGATCAACGAAAAAAGCTCTGCCGACCAATTAAGTTAGCAGGGCTCTTTTACACAATACATTGCCAATTAATCACTGATAGTTATAAATGTAACCTGCAGTAATAGCGTTATCTCCCCAAACACTGAGTCTGTATTGGTAACCCCTACTCATCCAATAATTTGCTGTAACAGTTCCCCCATTATCAGGAGTCGAAAGAAAGAGAAAGTCAGCGTCATTAACAGTAGGACTTCTCCAGGTAGTTGAATCTGGCTCCTTTATTTGTATGCGTATCGATCCCGAGCCAGAATAAGAAGCTACAGTTACTCTGCCATACTGTCCTTGACCATCCACCGGAACAGTAACATTTGATGTCCACTTTTCGACAACAATATTTGCTGAGGAAGCGGCGAATATTGTTGAAGCGGCGGAAAAAGATAAGATAAAAATTAGACTGAAAATAAATAAAAATTTAGACTTTTTCAACACAAAAATCATCTCCTCTTTTTTTGGAATAATATTACACTGTTAGTATACTTGTAGTAGGAAAATATGTATATATAAATCAATATTTTTACATCCGTTTTCATAGCTATATTTGGATATTTTGTGTCAAACCTACCAACTTAAAAAACCAAAAGGCTCCACCAGCGTAATGTCAGTGAGGCCTTTTACCGTTGCCCTCGGATTTGTCCCTAAATCACCACAATCATCCTTCTGCTTCAATCCCTTTCAAGCTTTCTTCCAAATCCTTCACATTCACTTTCACCCCGTCAATCAACGCCAAGAAATTTCGCCGCAGTTTATTAACCACGATGGCCGTTTCCTCACGAGTAATTGTCGCGCCTGGACGGTTGCCATCAAAATATCCGTTTTCCTGTGCTTCAGTCCAGTCTTTCACTGCCCAATTACTCACCTTATTAATATCTCGTTCATTCGTCACTGGCTTTTCCTCCCTGATCCCTAATCTTTTAAACATAACTTGAATTTGCGGTTCCGTAGGCCGTCTATCAGCACGATATTGTGCAGTCGTCAGGCCAAATGTCATTTGGAAGTGGGGCATATCCTTAAAGCTCGTCCAGTCCCCACCCCATTCAAAGCCCAATGCTTTACCGATTTCAGCGACTTGCATCCAGTCAGCCTTACGGTCACCATTGCCATCTCTGACTGTATCCCAACTTACCGACATGCCGTCGGGAAGTAGCAAGGCAAAGTCCACGGCCACACCAAAATTGTGGTAGCTGTACCCGCCCTTGGCGTTCGTTACCTTTTGACCCGGTTTGGTCCGGCCTTGTGCATACAACGCGTTCTGCTCTGCTATGGTCCGTAATCCCTGCGTGATAACTATTAATATGCCCAAAGAAAAAGAGCGCTCTATAAGGCGCTCCGTGGCTTTGCGGACGACTGGCAAAAGACCTTGTAGACGCCTGGCTGATTTACTCTTTACCTGTTCCAATGTTATTGCCACCATCGTTTCCCCCTTTCCCTTTCAAGACTTCAACAGCCTGCCGGATGACTGGCGGGATTGGTGCACCTAGTCGGCCCCCGTTTTCGATTATTGATAGTAACTCATTCGCAATATAAAAGAATGCCACCGTATCCCGAAACAAGTGGCTATCTCCCAGCACGCCGTCCACAAGATGCCCAACGGCAACCATAGCGAAAATAAACACCTTACGCGCAATACCGATCATGCCTACTTTGCTTTTCAATCCGACTGTTGCACTAGCCGCCGCACATCCGGTTATATAGTCAAAAATTACGAACACCAATAACACTCCTAGTACGCCTGACCATCCACCGAAAAAATAAGCTGCTGCACCACTCCCAGCAGCAGTAAACCACTTAAAAACCAAATCCATCCTATCCATCATGTTCCCCCCGTATCTGCTCAGGAAAATTGTCCTGGCCTGAATATAAAAGCCCCCAACCACTCTGAGGGCATAAAAAACACGCTCCATTATGGGCGTGCTGTTTAAGATTGCTCTGTTTCAGGCGCAAGGTCTGGACGCTTGGAATAAATCTCTGCAAGCACCAAATTGCGGTCATCCTCTTTAAGAGGATAGCTGTCCAAGATCACAATAACGTCCGGTTCTCCGCGTTCCAGCCGGGTAATGCAAGCATTGGCACAGATGCGGACTCTCGGCATAGACATAGCCATGTAAGTTCACCTCCCCTCAATTTCAATTTCCTAGCATAAGCTCGGTAATAACCAATTCCAAGTCCTTTAACCGCTGCCGTAGTTTGTCTCCCTCACTCGGCGCAGAAGGTTGAGTCAATTCCGCGATTTTCTCCGGTGTTAATCCTTCTGTCCATAGTACGGGTTCCGCTGGAGGTACATAAATAGGCTGTTCTCCAACACCGTTACCCTTGGTCTTCCAGTCATGCCATTCAGCTATAAATGCCTCCTGAGCCTCATAAACGGTTGCTTGGTACGTTTCCCACGCCGCCAGATCAAAACGCGGCTTGTATAGACCAGGCGTTGTATTCGGTACGCCAACTGTGTAGCCTGCAATCTCTGGCTTTTGAGGGGCAACTATATCGCCTTGCTCTCCAACAGATTCGGCATAAAAAGGGACGACACCGGAAAAGGCATCGTCCACCAGCTCGTCCTCCAGATAGAGGCCATCTTTATTTACTTTAGCTACTGATTTCATGCGCTGCCCTCCTTAGTCCGTTGTGAATTCCAAATAAATATTAACTTCGTTATTACTACCACCCGACACGATGAATTTACCGTCTGCATTGATTAGCACAGCGGCAAACACGTCCGTCGTCGTATAAGAGTGTACCGGATGAACCTGACCCACAAGCGGCCTGTATCCATCAGGCAGGACCATGAATGGCTGGCCTATCACTCCGCTTTTAATCCGGGCCTTAACTTGTACCTTATTGTCAATTTTACGGTAGCCCAGCACACCCATACTAACCCAACCATTGAGTAGTGTAGTAGGTGTAATCCAAGCAGGATTGTCTTTGTCAGCCTTTTTGTTCTCAACCACAGACAAGCGTGTATTAGCCTGCTGTACGTTGTCCACCAAGTCTGACAGCAGCGTCTTTTCGTTGGCTGCGTATGAGCCTGTGAATGGTACGACTGGTGATGGTGCAGCCATAAGGTATGTGACACTGTATAACTTTTCAGGAGCATATGCATACAACTGGTCTATATAAACACCGCCATACCAATTTGCTAAATCACCTGTAGTTCCTGTGTTGAAAGGCTCGCTAAATCCATTTCCGTACACCTGTAACGCTTTACGCGGTAAGTTTTTAAAAGGATTAGGCCAACTGGAAGTAAGCTTATTCATAGCCCACCTATTCGTAATCTGCGCACCCTCTTGGTACGGCACAGGCTTTGAAGGTTCCCGCAATACAATCCCTGTACCTACTTCAATCTGATTATCACCCTCCACAAAGGATAGCTGACCCTCTGAAACTATAGGCTCCACTGTAGGTGTTGCAAGTTGGTATACAAGTTGGTACGGCGTGTACCCTGCATATGACGTTTGCGGTGCCGATTGAGTGAAATTAGCTGCGCCGACACGTTGTACCCAATACTTTGTACCCGTACCGCTCCATGTCGCCGTTGTTGCTGCTTGTGCCTGGGCTGGCGTTATGGTATTGGCATCATACGCCTTATACCCATAAAAGTAAGCTTTGATATCGTCGGAAGTTGGAAAGTAGCTGTCAGCCCATCCGCTATCGGCAAGTGGGATAGCTATATAAACATCTCCACCCGCATTTACGGCGTTTGTGTCGGCTGTGTTGCCTGTACTCCCTTGCGGTAATATCTTACCGTCAAACTTTGTGCCTCTACCGCTACCCGCTACTGCTCCAGTCGCCAACCCCGACACTTTCACTTGCCTGTTTCCGTTAGTAGCACCACCCTCACCCATTTCCCAAGCTCTACCACCATCCAGCGTTAACCCTTGCCATTTCTTAGCCTTGAAGTATTGTCCGTCCCGTTCGAAAACTGTATCTGCATTAGCTCCTGTAACTGTATCGGCGTACAGGTCTGTTTGCAGTGCCAACATTGAAGAGATAGTTGTTTTGGTGGCATCGGTCCAGCGTATGGCATAAGGGTTACGTACAGGCATCACACTGTCTACATATGACCATTTAGCCGCTACCTGAGCTGGTGTAAGGGTTGCCGCTGCTGCATAGTCTGCGTCCGAAACCTCGTAGACGCGGACAGAATCCATATTAAATGTGTTGCCTGCCGATCCTGTACCTGTAATAGTAACGATGTGAAAAAAGTCTGTAGCTGCAAACCGGACAACAGACGGTGCAAACGCACTGGATGCTGTTACTTCGTTTCCTGTTGCTCCAGCAATCCCGTTTATGGAAATAGTCACCTTGCTGGTATTGCCGTTTTTCACATCTGCAACAGCAATGTATTTTCGTCCCGGCGTGGTCAAAAAGCTTGCTGAAGCTGTAGCAGGCACAGAGCCAAGTGTAAGTTTGAATGAGCTGGTCCCGCTGGTTTTATTAGCCGTATCCGTTGCGATTGTGGTATTGGACGACCACAGGCCCACGCTTTCGCAATTTCCCATCCGGCCCAGCAGATTCACTAGCATGCGGCCAGTTACACCGTCTAAAGAAAACAACGCCGACTTAACAGCGGTGATGATCTGAACCCCTGCATTTAACGTAACTTTTTTTGTATTTATCGTGTTAAAGCGTGATTCTATTTCCTCTTTATGGACTGCATTTTCCTGTAGTTCTTTCATTGCAAGATAAGCTGTATTAAGATGCCAGTTAAACCACTGAGCTGGAGGTTTTAAACCCGGTGTGTAACCCGCTGTTTTCTGTGTTGTAGTAGGTTCCGTACCAGCCGCAAACCATTCTGGTAATTTCTCTTTAAACGGCATATAATTGCTCCTTTCTTAAATAGGTAAATCTGTACTTTTACCCGGCTCGTAAACCGCGCCGAGCTTACCGCCAATAACTGGATCGTCCAAACTACCCCAGCCGCGCTCTGGGTCCGCTTCTTCTGGCAGGCTACCGAACTCAAAGGTTCCAGCCAGTTCAATACTTTGGACGCTAACGCCAGCCGCCACGGTTTTTTGAATTATTTGTACGAACTGAGATAATTCAATACCGGATTCGTCCAGCTTATCAAGCGGTAAGCGCATAAGAGACAAGGCCGCTGGTTCAGGGTCTAGCGGATCACTAAATTTCTGCTGGATCTTAATTTCGCTGTAATCCGCTCCAACCGCAAGAGCAATAACGCGAATGATCATGTTCACGTCACCTTTGGACAGGTTACGGGCTATCTTGCTTTTTATCATTATTCGGTAAATTTCATCAGTGGCCACCCCTCGAAGTTGCCCGACATTTCCGCCGATAAGATCCAATGTAGTTCCCTTTGCAGTGTCGATGTCTCGCCATTCTTCGATTGTTTTGAACGTGGCTTGTAAATCATTTAAAGGTCCAGCCAAAATTAAAAAGAGCTTCCCTATGTTGCTATTTGGATTTTTCGTGAACACATCCGTAAGCTTTTTAATAAGATCAACCGGAGAAATCATGATGTGTCACCTCAATCCAATTCGCTGCTGTTTGGGCCACTTGCTGCACGTCCACAACTAAATTATGTGGCCCGTAACTTGTTCCATTCGTGGATAGCTCTATAACCACATCTTCCACACCTGTAATAGAGTAGGCGGCAGCAGCAAGTCGCATCATGACAACATCCTCACCCATACTCAAGCCAGCGTATACAGTCCCGTCTAAATCAGCGCCGCCAATGAATCTGACCAGTTTTGATTTAACCTGATCGTCTCCGTCAGATGGATAGGCCGTACTTTTATACACCTGAATTTTGATGTGCACAGGCACAACCTCAGCCCGGCTAAATTTAATCGGCTGAAGGTTACCGCTCAAGTCTTTGACCTGCATAAATATGTCACCGTAAGATTCAATACCAGCAGCTCCAACGGATAAAATCGCGTTGGCTATGTCGGCATCTGATCCGCCAAGAGCATACACCTGATATGATTTTTCAGGACGGCCAGCAGCATCAGGAGTGATTTTATTGTTTATAATCACCGCTGCCGCACGTACTCCAGTTACGCGAAGCACCGCCCCCCGTATAGCATCGCCTGTCGCTGATCCTCCACCAGCTACGGATAACCCGAATTTATCCCTAAATTCCGGGTCTGTTTCCTTGTCGCGTCCACCAAGAATAGCCGCAGTGTTGTTTACTGCTGTCACTTCCGGCACAGGGTTAACGATGATCGTTACTGTATCCTCTGGCGCATTGCCAGACAAACCCGCCTCCATCGCCTCCACGGGGACCGTCATACTACCGGAGGCTGGGAAAGTGGCATCGGATGTAGTTTCATACTGCACATCTGTATCTGTTGACACTAAAAAACCCGCCGACACTGTGTAACCGGGGGTGCCAGTAAGGGTAACGTTGCCTGTTGCATATTGCGAAAGAGCACGTGATACACCGACATGAGGACCGAGACGGTCTAAACTGCTTCCCTCTGCGGTGTTTACGTAGGCGCTATAATATACCTTTTCAGCAAGCCCCCAAACCGTGGCAAGGAACCACGCAAAAATCCGCAAGATAATACCCAGCGGAGAGAGGGCAGAAGTATTAATTTTGTCTCCGTATACCTCTTTGGCCTTGTCTTCCATTTCATCAATTAGGTCATCGAACCGTTTACGTTTAAACCCCTTTTCATCCAGCACTTATAGTCACTCCCTCCTGCTGGATTATCTCGCCGCTGGTTCCGGTTGCCTTGAATGTTACTGTCAGCAGCCGGGCCGCACGATCCACTGAAAATGTAACGTCGTCCACGCTCTCTATTCTTTCCTCTTGGAGTAACGCGCGGGTAAGCTCATTCCGCATTTCTTCCTCGCTCGCGCGCTTGCCTAAAAAGAGCCGGAACGCCAGTCCGATTTCAGGGTTAAGAAACCATTCCCCCTCATTAGTCCCAAGGCCAACCCGGCAGCATTGCGCCAGTTCTTCGTCACCTTCAATCATGACCAGTTCACCCTTGCTGTCGAACTCCAAGTCTCCGTCTGCTGTCAATCTGAAAGACTGCACGCCATAACCCCCTAACTAAAAGAAGCCGGGAAGATCCCGACTATAACCGCGTCATTGCTATCATGTTGCCTTGCCGTGTCAGGCGCAGCCACCGCACCAGCAAGCCCGTTCCGTATTTCCCGGTCAGCCACAACCACATAAACAACGTCACCCTGCTTATATACAGGTAAGTATTCTTGTTCACTGCCTCCATCCTTCGGTTTTAGGCGAAAACCTAGCCCCGGAGCTGCTTGAATCATAGCAGGCTGATCGCTGCCCGTTCGGATAAGCGGCTGTACGCTGGCAATCATTTTCGCCGGATCGAATTTAACGACCTTACATGGGAAGGCCACATTAAAATCTGTGTATAGCTTCGTCAACAAGCCATCCAACAAAGCAGACATAGCGGCGGCAGGATCAATCTTACTCACAAAATCGCCTCCACTTCCGTTACAAAATCACCTGTCCGGCTGAAGGTATGAGAACCACTGCGGACATGTGCTTTTCCGGTAAATCTTGAATAGGACAGATTGAGCACACTAGCAGTCGTTACCCGGTGCTGGAGCTGCATCTTTATGTTAAAACCCTTGGCCCCATCCTTTTCAAACCTTCCCGGCGTGCCGATCAATCCTGTTTTGGTATTGACCGCAAAAACATTATCGCCGCCGCTCCGTAAATTGCGGACGTACAGCTTGTTCTTGTTAATGTACACTGAGGTCCCGCAATCCTTAGCGACCTTTGCGATTATCTCCGTTACTTTGCCTTTGGCAGTGTATCCATCCTGATAGCGGTAATCATGATTCAGATTAAATTGAGCAATAGGCAGACCAATATAGCTTGCCATCTGTTTAATAATCTTGCTGGCGAGTGTGTTCTCAGCAAAGGCAATTTCTTTTACCTCGCGCTTGTCCAGGTCTTCACTGTCCAGTACATGGATGGTGGTGATTTTATCCACGCCCTCCCAAACGGTATCTACGTTGGATATGTAGCCATGGAGCAGCAGACCAACATCACCCTTATATCCAGCATTAAGCATGAGCACCTTACCGCGTTTGATATTGTTTATAGTTGTCTCAGCAAGATTCCAAATTTTAATCTCGCTTTCATTCGGCAGGGTATCATTGTCAAAAGGGACCTTTCCCTCAATGTTGTATTTATCACTACTGAATTTCACACCAGCGGTCATTACCTCGATTACACGGCCAAAATTACGCATCGTCTTCATCCTCACTATCCTCTATAACATAAAGAAACACGCTCACACCGAGCGTGTCCCATGTTACGGCTGTACTGTTTTCGGATTCGTCATATGGCACAATCGGGACTTTTGGAAACCGATCATCCTGAACATCGTAGAACAGCGGTATGCCGTATACGATCTTTTCCCCGTAAACCAACGTTTCTCCGTCTAACTCCAAGTCAACTGTGAAATAGTCGTAATCAGAATTGTAATGAACCTCAAAGGTGTACATTTGCTCGGCCAGCTCAATATCAAAGCGATACGGAATATTTTCTTTTTCTATTTCGATGTATTCATAGTCCATCAGCGTTCACCCCTATTAAGCCCACGGGCTGCCCTTCTTAAATTTCACCTTCTGGACCTTTTCTTTTTCCTTTTTGCCCTTGCTCTTACCTTTTTTACCTTTCTTGGTCTTGTCCTTTTTGCCTGATTTCTTCTTGTCCTTCTTCTGCTTCACACCACTGTTTACTATTTTCGCCGCCTGCGCTTTAACAGGAAGCGGGAGTTTGCCCACGTATGAACTTTGCGCGACCAAGACCTCTGTTATCGTGAACGACACGGCGTAACCGTCAGCAATTGTATAGTCGTGGTCAGTCGCTAAACCGGATATAATTCCCGTGAAAGCTGTACGGCCTACATATTTAACAATCTGTCCAGTGTCAGATGCCTTTTTGAGATATGTAAGCACACGCGCCGCATCCGGCCCGGATATAACCCCACTAAGGGGCATTGTCCGGGCTTTGCGCTGCACATGATCCACCATATCTATTCCTTTTTCGACGGGTTGCGAAGTAATCTCCACATCGAATGTGGGTGACTCTTTCTCAATCCAAATGTAGTGATTATCTATCATTGCCATTACATATTCACCTCCGGTTCAAGTCCTCTACGGCGGAATGTTTCCTCAAGGATTTTTTGAACTTGGCGGCGTACCTCGGCAGCTACATCCCCGGCAACCGTAGCGCTTGAAGCGTCTGCCCGAAGGTCGATATTTACACTAATGTTCATCGCCCCGCCTGCACTGCCTCCTCCACCAACACGAGCCGGGGCTAATTTACGAGCTGGCGAACTTGTTGGGCTGTTTGTGGATGGTATAATCTCGTCCGTCATGCCAGTTGCAGCAGCCGCCACGCGATCCTGAGTTCCCTCAATCCCTCTCGCCAAGCCTTCGCCTGTAAAGAAACCAAGCTCCATCATTACGCGGGAAGGGGAATGAATATCAAGTGCGCTTTTGATACTGTTTTGTATACTGTCACCGATACCCTTAACCTTGTCCACTACGGCATTGGCCATAGACATAATCCCGTTAATCATGCCTTCGATTATGTTCTTACCTACTTCAAATAGGTTGATCCCTTGAAGGTAACTGATAATTTGATTCCAGATACCAGTTATCTTGTTCCAAATGTTGGTAACTGTTGTTGAAATGGTGGACAGAATACTATTCCACACGTTGGAAAGGAACGACTTTACGCCATTGAATATATTGGACGTGGTTGTCTTTACGTTGTTCCATGCCCCTGTTATCCGGCTCCATATTGACGATACAGCCCCGCTAATGCTCCCGGTTATTCCTGTCCATGTAGATACAAGCCATGCCCACACAGACATAAAAACAGCCACAGTAAACGCCTTTATCTGACTCCAGTAAGTTATCACCAATCCAGTTACCAATACCAACGGACCAGCAACAACCATTAGCAGTTTTGGCCCCCACTGTGCAATGAAATTAACAATTGCATTAAAAACATTTGGAACAGTAGTGGTGAAAAAGTTCATGGTTGCAGCAAAGGCGATTTTGATCCCAGCCCATGCCCCATTTATGATATTTCTAAACTTTTCGGATTTTTTGTAAGCTACAACAAATGCCACAACTAATCCGGCAATTAGAGCCACCACCAGCCCAATAGGATTGAGGGTCATTGCCACGTTTAAAGCCAGTTGAAAAGCCGTCCATATTCGTGTAGCAACTGAAATTGTAGTTACGACAGCTTTATAGGTTACTAACGCGGCTGCAATGCCTGCTATTTTAGGCGCTACACCCTCGAAACTCGCCATTTTTTGCACGACGCCCGCAATTGTACTGCCAACGCTTTGTAGTGTGGGCCATAGCTCTTTCGCTTTGGTTGTGAGCCATTCTATGCCCTTGCCCACCTTATCCCCTATAGCAGCACCAAACGCCTCTATTTGGGGATTGTGGTCAGCCACCCACTGCCCAAAGCGATTTAGGTATGGCAGCAACTTTTGACCAACAGGTATAAGGATTCCGGTTTCTATCTGCCTACCAAACATCGCTAGAGCCTCACCGGGACTGTTAAACCTGACCTTGTTTATTTCATTCATGGTGTCCTTGGTCATGTCAAACTGTTTCCTAGCTCCACCCATAGCGATAATCGTTTTGGCTTCTAAATCCTCGAATTGAGAACCCATAAGGGCTACGCCGATGGTGTTTCGCTCTACCGGATTTTCAATATCCGCCAACATCCGGGTAATTTGCCGGAAGGAATCACGTGCCTTGGGTCCACCTTCAGCAAATGTGCGAGACATTTTATCTGCATCCAGCCCCAGCATTTGAAATGCTTGTGTTGTGGTCTTGGAACCGTCTTTCGCTCGGATATTAAATTCTTTGACCGCATCCCCAACTTTATCTAATTGGAAGGCGCTACCACTTCCCGCGGCGAGTGTATCAAACATATCGTTAGCGGAGAACCCCAGGGTTTTAAAGGAAACGGAATACTCGTTAGCTGTGTCAAGCAGCTCGCCCGTTTTATCAAGCCCCTTTTGTGCCCCCTGCGCCAACAACGTCATGGATTGCTCGGATGTGATGCCAAACTGTCGCATCATGGTATCAGTCGTCTTTACAGATTCCCCAACCTCAAAATTAAAGGCTCGGCCCAAAAGCATTGCATTTTTGGTTGTGCCCTCCAGCGCCGCCCCTGTCTGTCCGGTTATCTGCGCCGTGGTGCTAATAGCACCGCTCAAGTCCTGCCAATTTTCCCCGAAATTTTGGGAATACAAATTCTTGGCAATTTCCTTCGTCGCCTGCATTTGCTGGTCCGTTTGTCCGGTAGCCATTTGCACCTGAGACATGTTCTTTTCAAAGTCAGATGCAGCCTTTACAGATGCAATAGCAAAAGCACCCATAGCCGCTGTTGCAGCAGCTCCGAAAGCAAATACCCCGCCGCGTAAGCTACTAAGTTGGTCCTCAGCTCGGCGCAATGGACCTTCTGCCACTTTGAAACCAACGGCAAACATTAAGTTCCCAATTACGCCGCCAGCCATACGATCACCTCACAACAAAAAGAGCGCCCTGTATAGGCGCTCACTTAGGTTTATTTGCAGCACGTTCTTGCTGCTTTATATGGATATCCAAAGCAGCGTTTGCTTCTGCTAGATCGTCGTCGTCCATCAAAAAAAGATCACTGTACGTAACGCCCATATCAGATAACAATAGCCGCCATTGATCCCAACGTTCATTAGCCCTCCGATTGGCTTCCCGCTTGCTGATCGTCATTTGCTTTATCATCCTCTGTCCCTGTAATAAAAGCATAGGCGGCATTGATAACTTCGGAACATTCAGAATAATTGTCAAAGTCGTCAAGTTTAAGTTTAGGCTGAACAATTACATTTTTAAGCATTTCCTCATACATACGTTCTTCCAACACTACACCATGTTTATTTTTACTAGCATCGTTAATTTTAGCAACGGCACGGACACCTGGATGCTGGAACAGATATTCTTTACCTTCAACCTTAGATGTGTAGTTTTTTTGTTTGAAATTAGCCATTATAATCGTCTCCTTAAATTTGGTTTATTAGATTAAAGAATTTCATGGTTTGTTAATTGAATTTCATATTCGCGGTCATCGGCTTCGTTACCGTACTTCCGTGCGGCAGGCTTTTTTACCACTCCGGCCGTACTTGTAATGGTTTCTTTTGGGGTGCCGTTGTAAATAACACTAACGTCCACGACCTCACCAGTAACGGCCAGTTTGTCCATGTATGCCACTTGCGGACTTGTTGCAAGCAATGTGATTTTGAGTGTAGCGAGTGGGTTATTTACCTTGGTTACAAGTACATCCCCTTGCGCTCCGACCTTGAAGGTATTGGAATCTTCGTCTTTTTCCCACTCTACCAAGTCCTCAGAAAAACCCGTAAGAAAAACCCCTCCAACAGATGTGGAGAGGTCCATAGGATCATATGTGGTTGTTTTAGGCAATTAAATCAACTCCTTAAATCTGGATTAATCCAGTGATTTTTGACTTATGGATTGCTCCGTCCAGCTCAAAAGTAAACTTTGCATCGTTGTACTCACGTTTTTCCCGGTCCACTGGGTCTACCTCAGAGCGGCGTTTAAAATCCGTTGAGTATAACGGCAAGCCATCATCACCATGGGCTATCATTTCCTGTTGGTCAGCTCGCAAAAGATTGGTTTTAACAACGGCTTCAATTTGAGCAATGCCGCTGTTGGAAAACCCTACTTTGTCCTGACGGAAAAACAATTTTTGCACACCCAACTGAATGTTAAGGATAAGCCAGTCCTGACATTGAATAATATCAATGTACTCCCCTGACACCGTTACCCCTTCAGACGTTTGATCGTCTCCAGCCTTAGTTACATAGGTGTTCGCCCCTAATGCGTGAATGGCTTGCATTTCCGTTTCAGTGATATCCATAGGAGCAATACCTTTAAGCGGTTGAAACTTCCACGTTAATGACCCCGCTGGTTTTTGACCAGCACTGCCGATCCAAGCAGCATCAGGGTAATTGGTAATGTCTTCATGGTAAAAGGCGATTGTGCGCGTATATTTCTTGGATTTAATTGTGGCCAAATCCGTTTTACTGCTGGAAGCTACGAAAAATAGCCGCGAATTATCAAGTTCCACTGCATCCCCTATCGCTGTGACATCTGCCAGCGTGCGGCTGGTAGAAACGAGATAGTACCAGTCTTTTGAAAAAATCTTTGGAAGCCAGTCCGCAAGTGGGTCTCCCGTTTTATACTGCATAACTGCAATGGATTCCGGTGAATTGCTGCCTTGATTGAACAAAGCATAAGCAGCCTTGTAAATCTGTGACGTATTCGCAAAGTCCTCCAAAACAGCGTCAAGATCGTAATACAATTTAAACTCAGTAGCCGCAGCCGCAGCACCGATAATAAGCGGCCTACCCAATCCGGTTTTAGGAGTAGGACGAAGGATATTAATAATTACTTGCACGTCTCCACGTACCGCCAAAACAATCAGCTCCTTACGTTATTATTTTGTTTGCAATCTTCACTTTTTCGATGTACTCAAGATCCTGATCCGCAACGGAGGTTGTACGAAAATCCACGTCGAACCCATATCGCCGTTCCCACTCGTCTGCGATAAGGATATCCCGGTTGTCCACGCTGCCAATGTCAAAAACGATCACGTCCAAATCCTTGAGAACATCCCGGCCTATGGTTTTAAACCAATCCTGCGCCCGTAGTGCGTTCGTGATGCTATCGGCGCTATCCGCAGCGTAGGACAAAAAAGAGACGGTAAATTCCACCGTCTCCCGCTGTACCAATTTTCCATTTTCCTGTGTTACTACCGGAAAGCCTCGGCCTTCTGGGAATCCGTCAAAGCTGTATGTTAGAAACGCGCCTTTTGGCATATCCCCCCCGCCGTTCAACTCCACGGCCTTTACACCCACATAAGCCGATAGATTACGAACTATCGCTGACCGGATCGCCTTGAACGGAATCATTTCTGACCACCTTTTTCAACATATATTTATTAATATCGCTGTACTCTCGAACCTCGGCTGTGTCCACTGTGTAATGGTTGTCCTGGTATTCTATCCGGTCACCATTGGAGTGCTCGGATGCTGTGTACAGCGTACGATCTTCCTCCGTGTATTTGCCGCCTTCCTCCTGCTGAAGCTTAGCGGAGACAGGCTGAAAATGCCCCTGTAACGAAACACGTTCTTCCTTCGCAGGAACCCAGACCCCATCCTCGTCCCAGTAGCCCGAAGCAGACCGGACAAATACGTAAGGCACGTTATATTTCCGCATGATCCCCCCAAAAGCAAACTTACGCATAACCTACCTCCTACTTGTCCACGATCACATGGGTAATGCTATCCCGCAGGTCCGCATCGGCAATGAGGATTTTTTTGCCCTGTTTACGCCGGGCATAGAGTGGAGAAAGTGGAGGCTGCTTGATGCGATTAAAATTAGCAAGCGTCTTCGTTTCCCCGATTGCGCCTATCTCTTCCAAAAAAGCCATAACATCCATGTTCCCCATAGCAACAGGCGTTATGTTTGTACGAACCCATTTGGATATACCAGCAGCAGACTTCTTTTTTCCGGTCCCAATAAAGCTCCTGGCCGGGATTTTCATTTTGGCTGATCCGTATTCATGCACCCCTGCAATCATCGCCAGATCAGCGTCACCCTGCATACCTATATGAACCTCTTTTTTACGCAGCTTCTTTAAGTTCGCCATAATTGCCGGAAGAAAGCTGGTTTCGTCCAACTCAACATTAGCGCGGCGGGTTCGTGTTCGTCTTGCTCCAGCCATGCAAGCACCTCACAATGCAATGAGGGCCTTGACTGCACCCGGCAGGCTTCGACCCTCATCTTTGTATGTTACGGAAATGTCTCCTACTCGCTCACTGGTTACTCCCTGTTCACGCATCAGTGTTTGAGCAAGCAGTATACAAGCCCATTCATATTTCTGCGGCAGTGTAGGCGCTGGCGCGTCCTCTGCATCGCTCGGCAAGATGTACCCTGCCAAATACTCGACCTCAACAATACGTTCTCCACAAGGCCAGCCAGAGCGTTTAAAAAGCATTCCGTTTTCAGACTCTACAGTAAATGGATCACTCAAACGGTCTTTGCCATTCAGGTTAAGTAACGAGACAGAATGAATCGGGAAATTTCGAAGCCGGAGGAACTTGGTTCCAGGACCGTCCAGCGTTTGCTGATATGTCTTGTATTCGAAGCTACGATTACATTCCCGTTCAATCCATTCCGAAGCTGCACCTAAAGCGGTAAGCAGTATAAAATCTTGTGACGTGTCGTCCAAGGGAATGGACAGATAACTTTTAGCCCTCTGTAGGGTTGTCAGCATTCGTGTCACCACCAGCGACATCAGAAGTGCTAGGTGTGTCAGGTACATCAGGTGTGTCGTCTTTGGTCGTTTTCGTTTTAACAGGTTTCTTTTCGGTATCTGCAGCATCTGGAGTTGTCCCAGCATCATCATCCGCAATTACTCCGGCCGCTTGAAGACGCCGAGCTCGTTGTTCCGTAGCAAAAAAATACGCACCAGGTAAAACTACGTCCCCGGTCTCCTTATCTACAAAGGTTGATGTTACGAGGTATTGGCGTTTGTCATCCTTAGACATTATTTTTCCTCCTTAAAAGACCCGGACCACGCCGGGTCTATCTTTTTATTTAGGCAGTTGGTACATCCAGGGTCACATAAGGGCTCACTTTTGTTACGCCATCTTCCAGCGTAAGCGGTTCGATAACCCACGGTTTACCATCAACATTCCAGAACGCTTTAATGACCGTCTTGTTTTGACGGAACATCACATGTTCCGAAGCGTCAATAAATGGACCGGAACCGTCTTTGATGAGGTAGTACATGAAGTCCACCAGTTGCAAGTCACCTTTTGTGCCAAGAGGCTTTGTACGACCTGTAAACTTGATCGGAATACCCAATAGTGTTGACGGCACACCACGTGTCGCATCTCCCTGAATATAGATGTAACGACCAGCAGGGTCTTTCATCGTCATGAGTTGCGGCAATGTAGATTGGTGAGCAATGAAAGCGGCGTTGCCGACAGACTCAGGCAATAGGCTTGCCAGCATGTTCACCGCGTCGATGTAATCAATTTGATTCGCTGTCTTTCTCTTAACCGATAACCCACCTGCGGCCGTAGATACTCCAAGAGGTTTACCCGCACCATCCCCGGTCAAGAAAGCAATATCTTCAGCGGCGGTCATGGCGTTTTCAAGTAGTGTACGAATGAAGGAGTCAGCCGCCTGCCAGTTTCGGAGCAACTTGTCTGTTACAACCGTTGTAGCAGCTACTTCATGCGGCTCCAGTGTTACTTCCTTCATATCCGCATCCGTCTCAGGCTTGTTGCCGCCTTCCTCGATCCACTTAACTTCTACCCCACCATACACCCCGTTACTGCCTTGATCCAACGCAGGAATGGTGATCTTGGAATCAGGAGGGGAACCAGCAGGCAGTACAGTTGCGCGAGGACGCACAATTGAATCAGGTGCGTTCAGTTGCAAAACCTTATCCGGACGGAATTGAGTTGGGATAAAAGGCTGTGCTCCACCATCTCCACCCAAAGTAAACTCGTTACGGAATGACATGACTTGATCACGGAACGCCTCTGGAACTTCTACGCCACCGCCTTGATTTTCATTGACTTTAAGATTGTGAATTCGACCTTTCGAGTCACCAAAGCGCAGAGCATTTACAAACTCACCAAAGCTGCTGAATCCAGCTGTATCTTTCAATTTTGCTTGAACAGGGCTACCGCCTAATGCTGCAGCGGAAGGACGGTAACGAGCTGAAGCAGGATCGTCCAACGTTCCCTCACGTTTTGCCAATTCTTCCTCCAAACCAGCTTGCTTTTCCAGAGCAGCAATACGTTCTTCGAGCGCTGCAATTTCAGTGTTGATGCGTTCGAACTCTGTAACTTCTTCTTCTGTCAATTCAGTGTCTTCCGCTCTTGTTTTTGCTCGATTCAAAATCTCACGTTGGTTTTGAATAAGCGCTGCGCGTTCTTGTTGTAATTCTGCTTTAGTCTTTTTCATTATTTGGACATCCTCTCATTGGTAGATAGTATTTTTTCGTACAACGACAACGACGACCGAGTTCTTTGTGGAGGTTCCGGTTTCGGATCACTCGCAGGAGTCTTGGTCGCCGCAGTAACAACAAATATTTTTGGTGCATTCTTATATTTGGAAAGATCCATGTCCTGACCGTTGACCCGCAGTACTCCGGCATTAAGCGAGGCTGCAATTTCCTTGCCTTGGTCAATCTCGTCAGCCAAGCCATAACTGATTGCCTCGTCTGCAGATAGCCACGTTTCAGCGTCCAGCAGCTCAATGAGTCGGGTTTCGTCAATCCCTGACTTGTCGATGTATGCGGCGATGAGACTTTTTCGGATATTATCCAGATCATCGGCAGTCTTTCGAAGCTGTGCTGCATTCCCCATAGAAAACGTCCACGGATTATGGATCATCATCATAGCGTTGCGAGGCATATATACCGTGTCGCCTGCCATAGCGATTACAGAGGCAATGGAAGCCGCCAGACCGTCAATATAGACGTTAACATGGGCTTTATGACGTTTAAGCATGCTGTGAATCGCTTGCCCGGCGAAAACATCACCGCCATCGGAGTTGATATATACATCCAACTCGGTTACATCACCCAATTCGTCTAAATCAGTCTTGAATTGATTGGGTGTAACTTCGTCCCCCCACCAATCCATAGATTCAATGACTCCGTAAATGTACAAGGACGGGCGGTTGCCCTCATTTTTAAAATTCCAAAACTTTTTCACGTCGTTCCTTCACCCCCTTTCAGCACGTTTTCAGCAGTTTTACTTGCCGCCAGATCAGCAGGAATCATGTTCCCGTTAACCAGGTACTTTTTGCCTGATTCTTCTCCCGTAGGGTTCATATCCTCAAGCTCTCTCCATGTATCGGCGTTAATTACGCCGTTCTGACGCTGAATTTGTAGCCCCTGTTGACGACTAATATAGTCACCGCGCAGCAGTCCCTTAACATTGCAGCGAACATAGTACCCTTGAGCACGCTCAGTAGGTGTGAAAAGCCTCCAATTTGCCGTCTGCTCAAGCCGTGTGATGTATGGCATGAGCGAATACATAACGAATTCGGTACTCATTTGCTCAATATTGTTGAAAGATGACTTTTCAAGGTTGGCAATCATGTGCGGAGGCACGCGAAATAAACCGCATAACTCATCACGGTTGAATTTTTTTGTTTCTATAAATTGAGCATCAGCCAACGGGATTGGAATACGGCTGTATTTCATTCCCTCTTCCAAAATTAAAGGCTTCCAACTGTTTGCAATGCCGCTCCCCTTCTCATCCAGCCAAGCAGTCAGCCGTTTATACGCCTCGTCACTTAGCGAATTAGGATGTTCCAACAATCCTCCTACGTTCATACCTTGCGTATAGAAACGCTCAGTGAATTGCTGAGTTGCCAGACCGACTCCGACTGTTGACGCAGCCATGCGGATCGGTGAGTAACCCACCAATCCATTAGAACCAAAACCCCGAGTATGGAAGATCATTTCTGCTGGGTAAATTTCCGCTTTTCCACGGTCATTTATGGCATATTCAATCTTCTTTGTTTCTGGATTCCGTTGAGGATTAACCATGTACCATGGAATAGGATACAGTTCTATCGGGTACCCGCGCTGATTGTGCGTAATTATTGAATAACTGTTCCCCGCTAATGCTTGTTCACTAACCGTTGTTTCCCTCCATGTTGACGACACCATTTCATCGTTTGGTGTGTCATGCAGCAGCGAATGAACAGGATGATCCCTTGCCTCATCTTTGCCCCCGCCATTTCGTTTTCGGTATACGTCCATAGGCAAAGTGCCAATCGTTTCAGCAAGGACCCTCACGCAGCTGTACACAGTTATGAGTCTGAGCGCTGCGCCTTCACTAACCTCAACCCCTGCATATTGTCCGCCCAAAGAACGATGCCGAGTGTCACGAAAAAAATCGTCCATAGAATATTCTTGTGCTCTAGTTACCAACCGGCTTATAAATCCCATATTTAGCGTTCACCTCCTCCCTTTGCAGGTAAGCCGATCCAGACCAAGATGGCGCCGCAAATAATAAACATGGCTGGCGGATAAATCATCCATAGCCCGCGTGCAGCCATAAAAAAACCACATATCAGGAGCAGTTCCCGTATGTGGTCCAGTGTTATTTTTAGCTTTGGCTTCTTCACAGGTCCCGCGGCCCCCTTTTTTCGTAAATAGATGTGTTATCTTCTTTGACAATAGCCCGAGCAAGGGCGTTAATCGCGGCAGCAACACCGTCGATCCGACCTGTTGATTTCTTTTTGGCAGGAGCGACATTTTCGTTTTCGTCCATACGAACAACTGTGTTATCTACCATCCAACGCATGACCTCATTCCCACCGTGAATTAATCGTTTGGAAACGACTAGCTTCTCAAACTCCTGCGTAGCTTCTGACAGGTTCTTTAAAGTCTGCGACAATTCAACCATAGTGAATCCATCGTCTGTTAATTCCAGTGCAGTCTGAGTAGCTTTCCAGGGGTCATATGCTATCTGCTCAATCTTGTATAGCTTGCCGAGGTCGTTGATAGTTTTGCGAATGAATTGATAGTCAATAACGTTGCCTGGAGTAGTATAAACCAGACCTTCCTTAACCCAGTGGGTGTAAAGAGCCTTGTCCTTGTCTTCCTTCTCCTGTACCGCTTCCTCTGGAATCCAGAAGTAAACCAAAATGATATATTCACCATTCGGTTCATCAGGTGGGAAGATAAGGGCGAATGCAGTGATATCCAGCTTAGTAGATAAATCCAATCCGCCATAACACTTCCTGCCTTTTAGTTCTTTCAGATCAATGCTTCCCGCAGACGCATCCCACTTGTTCAGTGATATCCACTTAACAGCAGCGTTTGTCCAGCGATTCAAATCCTTAATAAGAAAGTTCACATAAGCAGTCGCCATCTGCTTTGCCTTATTCGCCTGCTTGACCATATAGTCAAGCGATTTGGATATTCCAAGATTGGGATTCGCCTTCATCCATACTTCCGGGTCAAAAGGATCGTCATCAACGTCAATCGTTGCAATGTACGCAAAAAAAGTCTCGTCCGGCTGGATGCCCTTCAAGACCTTAATGGCGTAATCTCTCAATTGATAGCAGGGGCCGTTCTGATTTATCCCTGCTGTCGTGATAACGTAAATGAGCGGTTGCTCACGGGCAGATGTACCAGACTCAATTACGTCATACATAGCTGACGTTTTGTGCGCGTGGTATTCGTCGATCAGTCCGCCATGAACGTTCAGACCATCCTGGGAATCCGAGTCAGCGCCGAGCGGCTCAAACTTGCTACCCGTATCGATGACATGCAGATTATTTTTGTACACTCTGAAATATTGCATCAGATCCGGTGAAGCTTTTACCATTCGAGCAGCTTCATCAAAAGTAATCTTTGCCTGATCGCGCTTGGTTGCAGCAGCGTAAACCTCAGCCCCATATTCTTCATCGGCAAGTGTTAGATACAGCCCGATACCAGATACCTTAGTTGATTTCCCGTTTTTCCGTGGAATCTCTTCATACGCAGTCCTGAATCTTCGTAATTGTGTGGTCTTGTGGAGCCACCCAAATATCGAACCCACAATAAATTTTTGCCACGGCTGCAATTCAAACGACTGCCGAGCCCATTTCCCTTTTGAATGCCGAAGGTAACCAAAAAAATCTATCGCATGCTGTGAAGCCAGATCATCAAAATAGTATTCAAAGGTGGTAACGTTAAGCTGCGAATCGCGTAGATTGTCCAGGTGACGCTGACAAGCAAGCCGGACTGGTTCACCTGCCGGAATGTCACCAGATAGTACGCGCTCGGCATACTCAAGTACCGGGCAGTCTTTGTTTTCTTGGTCCATTCAGGAATCCATCGAAACTGTTTTTTTCATCTTGCGGCGGTCCGGCTCCACCTGGAAGAATCGTAGGGGCTTCCATTCGAGTCCGCGCCGAAGGAGACAATCCAAATTCTGCGCAGAACGCTTTTATCACCAGCGATTCCTTTTGTATTACCGCAATCTCTGGACGCGCAACAAAATTCGTAGCCCCAGCTTTGTTTGTGTACTCGTGAAACATCGTCTTCGCTTTCCTGAGAGACTTGTGAGCAGCCACCAGACGACCATATGAAAGGCAGTAAACTTCGAATGTTCCAAGATCCACCTTTGTTAGAAGCCCTAAGCGGAATAACTCTGGCGCAAGTCGCCGCCATTCTTTTTTAGCAGTAGCATCCAAGTGCGCCGGAGGTTCCGGCACTGCTGCAGGAGCGTTCGGCTTCGGTTCATTCTCCGGGGCCCGGTCTGCGCGATAGGTCCCTTGTATCATTTTCAGTTCCGTAGGCTTTGCTTTCGGCCCCCGTTGTCCCATATATACCCCCCCTTATGAAAACCTGCCCGAATGTTAATTAACAGGGGCCGCGGTCTATTTAAATTTTTTTTTTTGAAATTTGACCCCCCTGCCTTTTTTTTAAAATAAAAAAGGAAATAATTTATTTCTGAAAGATTCGACTTAACCCAATCCTTCAATTGCTCATTAGACGCTCTGTGCACCCCATACAGGCACGTTTACCACCTTGTCTATGCTACGATATGCCGAAACTCTATATGGTACCTTTACGCCCGTCTGATAGGGTCTTTAGTTCCCGAAGCCTCCATCCTCTGTAGCAGTCTTTATGTTGTGGCAAGTCTCACACAGAGGTTGCCAGTTCTTCTTATCCCAGAACAGCTCAGGATCACCCTTATGCGGCGTAATATGATCGACCACAGTTACAGGGGTTAACCTTCCTTTCTCGTAGCAGCGAATGCAGAGTGGGTTTCTTTGGAGAAAGATTAATCGGGCTTGTCTCCAGTTATGATCATATCCACGTTGAGTGGCTGAACCTCTGCGCTGATCTCTCTGTTTACGATGCTTGTCACAATATCCTTTCTCAACAAGTTGATTACATCCTGGGTGGTTGCATGGTCTTAATATCCGCCTTGGCATATCTCACCCCGGTTTCTGTATACGTAGTCCTGGAGAAGATGGAGGTTTGCTTGTGCTATCAGATAAACGTCTGCTCCTTTCCTCTGCTCTATCCAGCTCTCCATTCTGTTCCTGACAGATCTGTTCCCATTCATCCAATGTTCGCAATGTCTTCTTCTCAATATCAATACCACGTAATCTATCAATCAGGTTTAAACGGATATCCACTCTATCCTGTTGATTCACTCCTGGTATGTAGATATCAATAACTGCTGTGCTGTCTCCTGTTATTCTTGCTCTCTTGATATGCCATCTGAATATGTTGTGATATGTGGTCATGATCTTCCTCCTATCTGTTTTATGTATGAACAACAAATACACCGTCCTTTTATGCATAATGCATAGAACGATGTATGTATCTAGTAACTCTAAATGAGCTATATATTATATATATTATTATTCTTATATTTCTTTTTTCTTTCTTAGGGGGGTAATTGTCCCCCACTAGAGGGGTATGATTGTCCCCCAAGAGATATGTTCAATGTGCATTTAGTGGTGGACGATTGTCCCCCAAGAGCGATAACTTAGTGGGGTATGATTGTCCACCACAAATATTCATTATTAATGTATATGGTGTATAAACATTCAACAGTATTATGGTGCAATAATACCTGCAGTTCGTAGCTTACCAAGCAAAAAATTAAAGTCCGCGACAAGACCTGCCACATCCGTAGCCGCGCTATTCGCCTGTGCTGCTGCTTGCTTAACTGTACCGTTTGCTACTGTTGTAGCCGCACTGACTGGCGTTCCTGCTCCGATAGCTGTACGAGCTGTTGTCGCGTCTGCTACTGCCATGAGCTGCTTACCTAGTGCGGTAGCTCCTGAGATATCTGCAACTGCTGGAGTGTAGTTGCCTGCCTTGGCATCTGTAACTGCTGTACCAACCTTTAGATTCGATGTACCTGCGCCAATGGCTGCACGGGCCGCAGAAGCATCAGCTACTTTCAGGAGGTTCTTACCAACGTCACTCGCATCTGTAATGCTGTCAACTGTAACAGGACCACCGCCACCACCTGACAGTCCAGCTACAGGCAATGGGTTATTCTTGCCCACAAGCGACAGCTCGCCATTCTCTCCTTCAATGTAAATGCCCTTACCTAAAAAGCTCTTATAACCATCCAATTTGCTCAACTCCGCTTCTATGTTATTGGGATTCGATAGATACTGAAATGCTTTGTTCTTTTCAGTTCCTATCGTGTTCATTTCCTTCTTGGCCTCAACCAAGTTATTCACATCAACAACCAACTCCCGGATCTCTTCCACCAGCATGAGCGGTACAAGAAACTCCGGTATGTCTCCGACAAAACTGCCAAACTGAAATAACCCGCGCGATGGGATCGGCGGGCCAATGTAAATTAAAATGCTCTCTTCTATTGTTAACACCTCCTTCCTGGTGGAATAAGGGCAAAGAAAAAAGCACCGGTTAGGGTGCTTCATATTAACCTTCGTATTCATTTAGAGCTTTGAGTATGCCCATCATAGTATCGTAATAACTAACACTATTTCCTACTGCACTGTTGCCAGCTGCAACAAACTTCTGAGTAAGAGTATCACCAGGATAAGTTCTTTCCATAAAAATAATGCCTTTAGCAATCCATTTTTCATAATCCTCTCCTGACAAATAATCGCCAGTCATTCCTTGAGATACACAAGACTTGCGTACCTCTTCTCCTTCTGAGATAAGCTTTTCCAACATATAGTTCACCTCCCATTACCATATATCGGTAAAGGTTAGATTTAATATTATAGAATATTACAAAAGAAAAGAAACGCAGGGATACTTAGTGAATTTTATGTTTATTTACGAGGGTTCCTAATTCATCAAGTATATAGTTGAGTTTATCCGGATCATCTGCCTCTAATCTATTGCAGTGCTCTATAATTTGGGCCAGTTCTTTCGCCGCCTGCTCATTTCCCTTCAACTTAACAATTAAAGGAAATAAAAACTCTTCTAAGGTATCTGCACAAGTGGAAGCGTGCAAACATCGCGGATTCATATCCATAAGTAGAGCTTCTGTATTGTGACCGAGATAATCAAGTAATTTCTCGCTAAGAGAAAAGAATTTTTTTATTTGATCATCGGTCATATCAGTGTTACGATCAATGAATTTCTTTATTCCAAAGCCTTCACTTACATAGTATAGCAGGTCGTACTTTCTAAATTTTTGAGAATAATCTTGGGTAGCAGCCTTAATTACAATTTCATCTTCAATTAGATTTGTTTTTCTTTTTAAAATGAAAGAATCCATTCCATTAGGCATAACAGCTATCTTTTCGTCGTTTCTAAAAAAATAAAAATCGAAATTTCCTGAGTCAAATGAAATATCTTTAACTTCGGTTTGGAGTGCAATCTTGCAGATTTGAAAGCTTTCTTCAATTAGTTTAAGTAATCTCATGTGATCATCTGCGAATTTAGACAT